TCGTGCATGACGTGGCGCGGGGTGCGCGAGCCCGCCACCACCATGACCACCAACGTCTTGCGCGGCATCTTCCGCGAAGCGCCGCAGGTCCGCGGCGAGTTCTTCGCAACGATCGGGGGGCAGGGGTTCGCATGCGAACGCTGATCACGCGCCGCTACCATTTCGAGGCCGCACACTTCCTGCCGGGTGTCCCCGAGGGGCACAAATGCCGGCGCATGCACGGGCACAACTATGTGGTCGAGCTCTCGGTCGCCGGGCCAATCAATCCGCCGACCGGCATGGTGATCGACTTCTTCGATCTCGACCTGGTTGTCGCCCCTTTGCTGGCGGCGATAGATCATCGCGTGCTCAACGACATCCGCGGGCTCGAGAACCCGACCGCCGAGTTGATCGCGGCGTGGTTCCTCCGCGAGGTCGAGACGGCGAACGTGGCACGCGTCTACGAAACGCCCGAATGCTGGGCAGAGGCCGCGCGATGACGACGCTGCCGGTCAACGAAATCTTCGCCACCATGCAGGGCGAGGGCGCGTATACCGGCACGCCGTCCGTGTTCGTGCGGCTGCAGGGCTGCCCGGTCGGGTGCCCCTGGTGCGACACCAAGCACACGTGGCCGGTCGATGCCGGCGATCAGATCCCCGCAGCCGAGATGTTGGAGAAGATCGCCGACGCGCCGACGTGGGCGGAGATGTCGAGCGCGGATATCGTCGCCGCCATTCGCGCCGCCTCCGCCTCCCCCGAGCCCGGCCATGTGGTCATCACGGGCGGCGAGCCCGCGCTATACGATCTCGTCGAGTTGAGCACCTTCCTGCTCGACGCGGGCTATGAGGTTCAGTTGGAGACGAGCGGGACGCACCCGCTGCGGATCATCGACGAGGCTTTCGTCACGGTGGCGCCGAAGGTGGGGATGCCGGGCGGCTTCTCGGTCCGCCTCGAAACGCTGGAACGCGCCGACGAAATCAAGATGCCGGTCGGCAAACAGGAGGACATCGACCGCCTTCTGCATCTGCTGGAACTGCTCGGCGCAGATCCGCTGGTGTTCCTCGCGCCGATCTCGCAGAGCCGCAAGGCGACCGAGCTATGCATGGCCGCGGCGGCGCGGCATGGCTGGCGGGTGTCGCTTCAGACGCACAAGTTTATTGGTGTCCGCTAATCGTTCGATCGTCGCGGCCGAATAGCCGCCCTGCGTCATCAGCTCCAGCAGAATGGCGATGACGCGCGGGATCGCCCCGGCGCCGCTCGCCCACCGCCGCACGCTGCGCACGTCGTAGTCGAGCAACCGGGCAAGACCCTCCTGGTCGAGCCCGAGGGCATCCATGCATTGCGTCAAACGTGTTGGCGTCATATCGTTCCTGCCTTTCCTGCCCGGACATTTTGTCTCGGCGGGGCCGGTCGAGGCAAGGGGCAAGATCGACTATGCATATCGTGCCACCATGGGACTGGGACACGGTTGACGCGCTGAACGCCTTCCAACTATGCGGGCGTTATCATCCGTTCACCTGCCCGCGGGCGCATCCTGACCGCGACCTGAAGGCGACCCCGCAGGGCTGGGTCTGCCGCCATTGCGACTATGTGCAAAACTGGGCGACCGACGGCATGGTTGTTCTCGGCAAGGCGGCAGCGCGCGGCGAATAAAAAAAGGGCGCCCCCGAGGGAGCGCCCTTTGTTGGCCCGGCCGGGGCCGCTATCGCGCGTCGAGCAGCCGCCGCATCATGGGCACGCCCACGTCCGCGATCGTCAGCTTGTTGCGCTCCGCCAGGGGGAGGGCCAGCACGCCCTCCCCGATCGCCTCGAACACGCACCGCCCGTGCCATGACCCGTTGTGCTCGATCATGTCGAAGCGGAGCCCGAGGCGATTGCAGCCCCGGCACCGCGTCAGGTGGCGCACGTCGTGCGCTTTCATGGCTTGCGCCTCTTGCGCCGATCGTCGTTCATCTGCTTGAGCGCCCAGCCCAAAAAGAACAAGGCGATCAGGCCCAATGCTACCGCCAGCCCGCCGAAGGTCTCCGCCAGGGTCGACCACAGGATGAGCCCGCCGATCGTCAGCACGGCCAGACCTTGAGAAACATCGATCGTTGGTGTGAATGGTCGTTTCATCGCCCGTCCTCCCGCGTTGCGGCCTGCAGGTCTGCCCGGTCTTGCGTGATCCGCCCGGCGCGCATCGCCGCCCGAGCGTAGACGGACAACGGGTGCGTCGGTTGCCAGTACTCGTCCCGCTCGATCAGTTGCACGACGTTGGCGTATGCGGTCGCCTCAAGCTCGGCGCGGGAGACATAGCCCAGCTCGGGCTCGCCCATGCCGAGGTCGCAGAGGCCGAAAAACTTCTCGTCCTCCGGGTCGTATTCGCTCAACAACCACGTCGCGCCGCCGCGCGGTGTGAACAGCTTGAGCACCGGGACGTGGTCCGGTGTGTTGCCGTCCTTGGCGATCGCCGCGGCGCTGGCCGCATTGTTCGCGGTCAGCACGGCAATCACGTCGGCGGGGAAAAGCGTCTGTCTGCTCATTTCGCTGCCTCTTGTGCATAGCGCATGACGTCCTCAAAGAAGAACGCGACCGCGGCGCGCTGCTCCGCAGTGTACCCGTCCCATCCCGCATGGTTGTTTTCGCGGATGTATTCGAGCATGTGATAGGCGGCGCCGATCTTTTCGTTGTCGCCGAGATAGGCTTCGAACCTCACGAAAGAGGCGTCCGGGTCCGCGGCGCAGCGTGCGAGGCATGCCGCCATCTGCTCGGCGGTGTCGTCCTCCGCCTCCGGGTCGTGGGGCTCGCGGTGCAGCTCGCCGCTCGCCGACGAGTAAACAAACTCGTCCTCGCCGAGATACACGTCATAGGCCGGCGTGAACCCGCGGATGATTGGCCCGCTCTCCGGTCCGCCCACGTCATCAACATCGGCCTCGACGTGGGAGTGTTCGTAGCCCGCCAGGATCAGGTGGTTGTGGAGGGCGAGGTTATACGGCCCCTCTTTGTCCCTGCTCCAATGCACCGCCCATGATCGCGCAAGACGCGCGGCCCAGTCCTCCGCCTTGCGTTCGGTCCTGTGCTCGCGTTCCTCCTGCTCGACCGTGAAGTCTTGCAGGTAGACGCGGACAACAAACAGATCGCCCTCCCGTCGCCAGCCGACGGCCATGGGGAGAGACTTGTTGGTCGTGTTCATTTCAGTTGGTCCTTTGGTTGGTCTGGAAACGCAGAACGGGGCCGCGTGCTGCGGCCCCGGATCACCTTCGTCTGGTGGCTGGTGCGCGTCACGACACCGCGTCGTTGGTGTCGAACGAGATGGTCACCAGCAGGCGCCGGGGGATCGCCCCGCCGATCAACGCGTCCTTGCGCACATAGACGCTGCCGATCACGGCGCCCGCGCCGATCTCGACCGGCTCGCCGTTCTTGGTTTCCTGATAGCGCACCGCGCCCTTGGTCTCGCGCTCGAACGCGAACGCGAGGGTCATGGTGGTCGGCTCTGCCGCCTTCGCGGGAGCCCGTTTGGTTGCTGCCTTAGCCATCGTGGGTTGGTCCTCTCGTCTGGGGAAGGTGGGGGGCCGCGGCCCCCCGGGTTGGGTGGATCACTTGCCGTTCTTGCGGGCGAAATACCGCGTCAGCTCGCCCGGCTTTTTCACCGCCTCGAAACGGAGCCCGGCGCGGGCCGCGGCCTTGCGCGCTGCGGGGAGGCATGCGGCCCAGCCCGAGGCCTCGCACAGCTCGGCGTTGGTGGCCCCTTCCTTGCGCGACAGGGCATCGACCAGCCGCGCCGCTCCGGTGTTGGGGGTCAGCCCGTCCGCGCGAGCCCCCGCCTTGCGCTGGTGCTTGTCGATCGCCTTCGCGATCGTCGCCACCTTCGCAGGGGCCGCGGTGCGATCAGCGTCGCGCTGCTTGAGCACCCGCGGGCGCACGTCCTCGTCGCCGCCCTTCGCGCGAGCCTTCTTTGCCTTCGCGATCTCCGCCTTCGCGCGCTTGAGGTTCTCCGCCGCTTCCTTGCGGGTGCGCCGCGGGGTGCCCGCCTTCGCGGTGCCCTTCGCGTTCTTCGCGGGGGCCGGTGTCGCGGTCGCGGTCTTCTTTGCCGTGGTAGCCATTGCGTCAGTCTCCTGTTGCTCCGCCTGCGGCAGAACGGGTTGGTCGTCAGTCATGGTCCCTGTCCCTTTGTTTGGCGCCCGATTGCGCCCCTATGGGTCGAGGGGATGCCCCGCGGCCCATAAGGCCGCGATCATTTGCGCCGCTTTGTGGGGATCCCATTGACCGACGTGTAGTCGATCTCTGTTGTGTGCCAAGAAAGGTTCTTTTTGCCGGCATACTTGCGCACACCTTCGGCCTCCGCCGCGTCCCGCGTCGGATATTCTTTCTTCAGCTCCAATGTCGTGCCGGTCTTGTACCGCACCACAATCCGAAACATCGTCTTTCCTTCGATCCGCCGGGGGGAGGGCACCGCGCCCGCCCCGATGCCCAAATGTGTACCGGACATTTTTTCCGGAGTAACGCGGAAAGCGGACCATTTTTCTAGGGACAAATACGACGCGTCCCGCGGCGGTACTCCATGCCCGCCATCGCGCGCGCGTGGGGAGGGGGGAGAGCGGGAGAGGATCGCCAGGGGGGAAGGGGTGCGGCCTCTCTCCCCCCGCGCGGGGGAAGGGGAGAGGGGGAAGGGTGCCGAGGGCCGGGCCCTCCCCCTCTCCCCGCCCTCCCGAGGGGGCTCCGCAGCTGTCCGGTAGCCTGCGCCGGTCAGGAAACCACTGACGCGCCAGAACGCGATAGGAAGGCCGTACGTGCGTTTTGTGCCCTCCCCGCGCTCTGCGCCCAGGGAGCCCGATTTAACGCACCAGCGGCGAAATCGGGTTTCGTGACCAATTATTACATCACGCCCCGTTATGCGTCGGGAAACTACGACGCCCATGGGGCAGGCAAAAAAAGTGCCCTCCCCCCTGCGTCCGAGGGGGAGGGCACCGGGGGGCGCGCAAATCAATCGCGCGCGTCGTGCTCTGCATATTCGCGTTTCAGAGAACGCCACCGCCACAACACCCAAAGTGTTGCATGCGCCCGGTTCCTGCAGGGAAAGAAAGGGTCGTGCAACGCATCGCGTATCGCGCGTCCGAACAATGGATCGCGTACTGCGCGTCGGAACAGATCGATCATGGGTCTGCCACCTTCTTTTCGGGGAGGGGGCACCATGCTCCCCCCGCAAGGGGGGAATGATACCGGACATTTTTTCCGCAGTAACCTGCCCCCACGAAGGGCGCGGGCTCGAAGGATCGCCTATGCCGCAAATCATGACGCAGCTCGAATACAGCCGCCATCGCGGCGTCACTCGGCAAGCAGTCTTCAAGATGGTCAAGGAAGGTCGCATTCCAACAATCACCGCGACCAACGGCCAGTTGATGATTGACCCCGAGAAAGCCGACCAAGCGCTCGCCGACCGCGCGGCGATCCGCCAGCCCCGGATCGACGAACAACCGGGCTACCAGATCCAACCACCAGGTCTGTTGCGCGCCAAGACCGCGACCGAGGTCTACGTCGCCCGTCTCAAACAGATCGAATACGAGGAACGCATCGGGCACCTCGTTCGCGTGGACGAGGTGGTGCGCGCAATGGAGCGCTGCGCCGAGGCGATCGTCCGCGAATTGGACCGGCTGCCGCTGAAGGCGGAGGAACTCGCCGCCGTGCTCGCGGCCGAAGGCGTCTTTGGCATGCGCGTCGCAATGAAGAACATGATGCGCGAGGTCCGACGCACCTTGGCGGACAACATGCGTCTGCTCGCCGAGGCCGAGGCCGAGGCCGAGACGCCGCAGCCTCCGCCCGAGGAACTAGAGGACGAATGATCGCCGTTCCGCGGAACCGGGCGAGCACACCGCGCCGCGCGCTTCCGCTGATCACTTCAACGCTGGGGCCAATCTTCGCGCCGCTCGGCAAGGTCAGCCCCTCACAATGGGCGGCGGAGAACCTTGTTGTGCCTGATGGACCCTATGCCGGCGAAAAATTCAGCCTCGCGCTGACGCCATACCTGATCGAGCCGCTCGATTGCTTCGCCGATGACAGCCCGGTCAACAAAGTGGTCATTCGCAAATCGGCGCAGACCGGCTTTACGCTCCTGGCGATCGGCGCAATCGGGCATACGATCGACCGCGAGCCCTGCCGCATGATGGTCGTGCAGCCGACCGATGGCGCGCTGTCCGAGTTCAACCGGGAGAAGCTGCAGCCAGCGATCGACCAGACAAAGACGTTGATGACCAAGGTCAAGCCGCAGACCTCGCGGTCATCTCGGGGATCGACGCAGTTCAGCAAGCGCTATCCGGGCGGATCGTTGACCCTGGCGATCGCCACCTCGACCGCCGATCTTCGGTCGCGCACCGTCAAAAAAGTCATCAAGGACGAGGCGAGCGAGTATCCCGAAGATCTCGACGGCCAAGGTTCGCCGCACCAAATGATCCAAGCCCGCTATGAGGCGTTCCTGGCGACGCAGGACTACAAAGAGTTGAACATCTCGACCCCGGTCATCAAGGGCGAATGCTACATCGATGCCGAGTTCGAGGCCGGCGATCAACGATACTGGCACGTACCCTGTCCCGGCTGCGCCGAAGAGTTCGTTTTTCAGTTCGGGCCGAACTTCGTCTACAACAAAGAGTATCCGCACGACGCGCACTATGTCGCGCCCTGCTGCGGGATCGTGGTGCACTACTTCCAGAAAAACGCCTTGGTCAAACAGGGAAGGTGGATCGCCACCGCCGAGGGGCCGGGGCGGCACCGCTCGTATCACTTCGATGCGCTGTCCTCGCCCTTCGTGCCTTGGGACGTGATCGCCGCGCGTCACGTCGAGGCTCTGAAGGACAACACCAAGCTGAAGGCGTTCGACAATCTGACCCTCGGGCGGGCGCATGAAATCAAGGGTGACGCCCCGGATCACATCCGGTTGATGGCGCTTCGCGAGGGTTACGACCATCGCCGCATTCCGCCGCGCGGCCTGCTGCTGGTCGGCGCCGCCGACGTGCAGGCGAATGGCATCTATGTCGAGATTTTGGCCATCGGTCCCGAGCGCGAGACCTGGGTTGTTGATGCCCTCGTCCTCGACGGTGACACGTCCGATCCCGAGGCCGGAGCATTCGCCAAGCTGGCGCAGGTCTACGAAACCCTGTGGCCCGTGACCTATGGCCAGCCGCGGCGCGTCGATGCCTTCGGCGTGGACAGCGGGTTCCGCGCCAACGTGGTCTACACGTGGTGCCGGGTGCGCCCGACCACCTTTGCGCTGAAGGGCGGCGACGGTTGGACGCGAGCGCCGATCTCGACCCCTTCGTTGGTCGATGTCGACTTCGGCGGCAAGAAGATCAAACAGGGCGCTTCGGTCTGGACCGTGGGGACGTGGGCGCTGAAGGCGCAGCTCTATGCTGATCTGCGCAAGCGGCGCGTGATCGAGGGAGCCGAGGTCGAGCCCCCAGGCGTTTGTCATTTCGGCCAATGGCTCGACGAGAACTATTTTCTACAGCTCACCGCCGAATATCTGGTCGACGAAAAAACGCGCGGCCGGCTGCGGCGGGTGTGGAAGGAACGGGGGCCGAACCACTTTCTGGATTGCCGGGTCTACAACTTGGCCCTCGCCGATTATCTCGGCGCCTCGCGTATGACCGCGGACGAGTGGGTGCAGCTCGCCCGCTATCGCGGTGTGCCCGAGGGCGCGCCGCTCGCACCGCCGCCGCGCCCGGTCGCTCCTGCCGAGCCGCATCAGCAACCGCCGCCAACCTCGCGCCGCCCCCCTCCGCCGCGGGCTCGAGCGGCTCGTCGTTCCTCGTTCATGGACTGAAGGCACATGGCAACGCTCGCGCAATTGCAGATCCGCCTGGAAGGGCTCAAGGCCGCGCTCTCGTCGGGCGTGCTCGTTGTCCAGCACGGCGACACTCGGACCGAATATCGCAGCATCGACGAAATCCGCACGGCGATCGGCGCCATTCAAGAGGACATCGAGCAGGCCGGCGGTAAGTCGATTGTCCGCTCGTTCAAGCTGACCAGCACCAAGGATCTTTGATCATGGGCATGTTTGGTCGCGTCGTCGGGAAAATCTTGTCGTTCGTCGGCGTCGTCTCCGATCTCGAAGCCGGGCGGATGGAACGCCGGCTGATGCGCTGGCAGCCATCGCGCTCGCACGTCAACACTCTGATCGGGCAGAGCGGCAAAACCGTTGTTGCCCGCTCGCGCTACCTCGCCCGCAACAACGCCTATGCGGCCGGCGCGGTCGAATGTTTCGCCGCGAACCTGGTTGGCAACGGGATCACGCCGGCCTGGGGCGCGCGCGTCACTCGCGACAACGAGGCACTCCGCGAAGCGGTGACCGAGGTCTGGGGCGCGTGGACCAACGAATGCGACGCCGAGGGTGTGACCGATTTCAACGGGCTGCAACGCCGCATCGCCCGCGAATTGTTCATCGCTGGGGAATGCTTTGTGCGCTTCCGCCCGCGACGGCCGATCGACAGGCTGACCGTGCCGTTTCAGCTCGAACTACTGCCGAGCGAGCAGTTGCCGATCGAGCGCAACCTTTATCTCGCCAACGGCAATCGCGTGCGTCAGGGCATCGAGTTCGACAAGATCGGTCGCCGCGTCGCCTATCATTTCTGGCGCGTGCATCCGGGCGACGTGACGCAATCGCAGAACTTCGGGCAGATCACGATTGTTCCGGCGAGCGAGGTGCTGCACGTTCACGACCCGATTGAGAGCGGACAAATCCGGGGCCTGCCTCGCATGACGCCCGCAATCGTCGCGCTGTGGATGCTCGACGCCTACGATGACGCCGAGCTTGAGAGGAAAAAGACCGCGGCGCTGTTCTCGGTTTTCATCAAGCGTCAGGATCAGCAACAGACGTTCTTAAAGCGGCTCGCCGAGGAACAGGCGCAGGACACGGGCTCGGGCGAGGTAACGATCGATCTGCAGCCCGGTGTCGCGCACCAGCTCGACCCCGGCGAGGATGTCACGGTCGCCCAGCCGGCCGAGGTGGGCACCAGCTACGAGATTTTCCAATATCGGAACCTGTGCCGGTTCTGCGCCGCGGTCTCGCTGCCCTATTCGCAGGTGACCGGCGACAAGAACCGGGCGAACTATTCCAACGAACGCTCGGCGATGCTCGACATGCGGCGCCGCATGGAGGCGCTGCAGAACCACGTCATGATCTTCCAACTGTGCCGCCCCGTTGTGGTCCGGTTCCTTGAGACCGCGGTGATCTCGGGCGCGCTCAAGCTGCCCGACTATGCCGCCAACAAAAAGCGCTACCAGGGCGTCAATTGGATTGCCCCACCGTGGGATTGGGTCGACCCGCTCAAGGATCGCATGGCCGAGGTGATCGGCGTCAACGCCGGCTTCAAGCCGCGGTCGCGCGTTGTGCAGGCCGAGGGGCTCGACCCGATCGAGAGCGACCAGCAGATCGCGGTCGACGCCCAGCGCGCCGCCGATCTCGGCATCTCGTTCGCTGCGGCGCCTGGGCAGAAGGCCCTGGTCGGCGATCCGCCCCCAGGCTCGGTCGACGACACCGCCAACGACAACGGCGAGGCCGGCGCCGACCAGCCACCGTCAATGGACGAGAACCGGCAGGCCGCCCTCCTGCGCTTCGCGTCGGCTTTCCTCGAGTTCGAGCGCGCGCAAGCCAACGGGCGAACCAACTGAACCAAACGAAGGAGTTTGCCGATGCCCGAGCCACGGTCTTGGTTCCGCATGCGAATGCTCGCGCCCGAGGAAGACGACACCGCCGAGGACGGCGACCCCAATGAGAACGCGGACAAGTTCCCCCCTGACGGTGCGGCTGAGATTTCTGTTTATGACGAAATCGGCGGCTGGGGCATTTCGGCCACAGATTTCGATCGGGCGCTCAAAGCGCTTGGCGACATCAAACAGATCGCGCTGCGGATCAATTCGCCCGGCGGTGACCCGTTCGCGGGGATCGCGATACACAACATGCTGGTGATGCATCCGGCCAACGTGACCACCCACGTTGACGGCATCGCCGCCTCCGCCGCCTCGCTGATCGCGATGGCGGGCAACAAGATCATCATGCCCGCCAACACATTCATGGTCGTTCACGAGCCCTTGGCGCTGACGATCGGTCCGGCGGCGGCGCATCGAGCGATGGCCGACGATCTCGACCGCGTGTCCGAGGCGTTCGCCAATGTCTACTCCAACCGGACCAAACAACCCGTTGAGGACGTGCGGTCCTTGATGGCGGAGGATCGACTGATGTCAGCACAGGAAGCGAAGGACAAGGGCTATGCGGACGTGATGACCGACGCGATGCCCATGGTCGCGACGTTTGATCTCGACCGCATTCCCGAGAAGCACCGCGGCATGATTGCCAGCACATTTGTTCCTGCAGCCGCGGCGGTGACCACCGCTCCCCTGCAGGGCACCCCGGGCAGCGCCGGCACCGCCACCTCGGAGCCCGCAGCCGCGGCGGCGCCTGTGGTCGAGGCGGCCGCCGCACCGGCTGTTGTCGCTGCGGCCCCGGCGGCGCCGGCCTACGGGGAGGCTGATGCGTCCGAGACCTTGGCGCTGTGCGCCATCGCGAACATGCCCGCCGCGTTCGCGCAAAAAATGATCGCCGACAAAACGCCGATCGCCAAGGTGCGCGAGCGCCTGTTGGAGGCTCGCGCCGCTGATGCCGACCGCCTGCAGGTGTCGGCGCTCGCCGCCAATGATGACCGGTCGGCCGGCGGCGATGTCGTGGCGGGCAAGCGCCGGCTGCAAGCCATCCTCAAGACGGCTGACAAGAAGCGCGTCTCGCTCGACGAGGCCGCGCGGATTGTTGATCGCGGCCAGCAGTAACCACCTCACAAACAGGAGCGTGAAAAGCAATGTCCACGGTTCTCCAAAACCGCATCAGGGACGGCGGCTTCATTCAGTCGGAAGCCAACCCCTACCGCACCCGCGACAAGGTGACGATTGCCGGCGGCACCGGCGGCGCCGGCGTGGTCTATGCCGGCACCGTGCTCGGCAAACTCACCGCGGGCGGCGCCTATGTGCCCTCGCCGGCATCGGGCTCTGATGGATCGCAGACCGCGGTCGCGATCCTGATCTGCGATGTCGATGCAACGGACGGCGACGTTGTTGCTGCCGTGCTGTCGCGCGACGCCGAGGTCCGCGCCGCCGATCTCACCTATGACGCCTCGGTCGATACCGACAACGAGAAGTCGGCCAAATGGACCCAGCTCGCCGCGGTCGGGATCATCGTCCGCGTGGCGGATGACACCTCGGCGCAGTGATCGCCGAAACAAACAGAAAGGAACAGCTACGATGCCCGGCATCACGATGGACGTGTTCCGTCAAGACGCCTTCTCCGCAACCAACCTCACGGCCAGCATCGACAAAGAGGGTTTCGTTCCGACCATGCTCGGCGAAATCCCCGGCCTGTTCGGTCCGCCCCCGCTCGGGCAGCCGACGACCAAATGGCTGTTCGTCGAGGAAAGGTACAGCGAGCCGGCGATTATCCATACCTCGCCGCGCGAAAGCGAGCCGACGCCCGGTCGGACCGACGAGCCTTCGCGCAAGGTGCGGCCATTCGAGGTTCCGCGCATCGCCCGCGCGCGTCGCATCAGGGCCTCGGAAATCGCTGGCGTCCGCGCCTTCGGTTCGATCACGGAAATGCAGTCGCTGGAAATGATGGTCGCGCGGTTTCAGTATCTGATGCAGCGCGACATCTCCCTGACCTGGGAGAACATGCGCATGGGCGCGGTGCAGGGCGCAACGCTCGACGCCGACGGCGAGGTGATCTACAACTGGTCCGACGAGTTCCAGCAGACCCTGCCTCCCGAAGTCACGTGGACCCTTTCGCCTTCCGCCGATGACGGCTCGATCCGAACCCAGTGCTCAAACACCCGGCGCGCGATCACTCGCGCTCTCAAGGGGCTCGGCGGCAACAACGTGTCGATCT